GACAGAACTACTTTAATTTTCAATATTTATAACAGATGAAACCAAGTGAATTAAAATCATTTATTAAAGAAGCCGTTAGAGAAGCTATCCAAGAGGAACTAAAAGATATCCTTTTGGAAGCAGTCCGTGCTCCTAAATTACCAATCCAGGAAACTTATCAAACAAACAATCTGTTACAACCTGTAACAGTTGATACTACTACTCAGGTTACTAATAGCATCCCACAAAAATCAGCTACTGAAAAAAGAGCTATGGTGGAGAGTATTATGGGTGATATGAGAAGAGGACAAGATACTCTTTCATTTAACTCAACTGATGCTAGAGGAGCAGGTATAAACCAAACAACTCTACAAGTTGCCCCAGGTATGAACACATCAGGTGAAGGGTCAGCTTTACCAGCAGGTAATGTAGGTCTAGATATGATTATGGGCTTAATGAAAAAAGGTAAATAATGGCAATTCTTTTAGGTAGAAAATTCCCCATTGACACTCAGCCTGCTAAGGCTGTAGGGGTTGCTATACCTTTTAATAATGCTGCTGTATTTACTTCTAATTACACTACTTCTAAACAACTTCAATCTAATCTTATAAATTTTTTTTTAACTAATAGAGGAGAAAGAGTACTAGATCCTACTTATGGAGCTAATCTAAGAGCAACTATTTTTGAACAAATCACACAAGGTAATCTAGATGCTTTAAAAGCTAAAATAGAAACAGATCTAACTACTAATTTTCCTGATGTTAGATTAGCTGATTTAGAAGTTTTAGGAAATGAAGATTTAAATGCTATTCAAGTAAATATAACCTACACAGTTGTGCTATCCGGAGAAACTAATACAGTTAGTTTAAACTTTAACCAATAATGGCTGAAAATAAAAATATAAACTATCTAGCAAAAGATTTTACAGTTCTAAAGCAACAGCTTATAGATTATGCTAGGACCTACTTCCCAAATACTTACAATGACTTTACTCCTTCATCCCCAGGTACCATGTTTATTGACATGGCTGCCTATGTGGGTGATATTTTATCTTTCTATTTAGATAATCAAATCCAGGAGAACTTCTTACAATACGCTAGAGAAGAGTCAAACCTACTTACTCTAGCTTACATGTTAGGTTACAAACCTAAAGTAACTAGCCCAGCCGGAGTTGAACTCACATTTTACCAACAAGTACCAGCTAAATTATCAGGCAGTGTAACTGTACCTGATTTTGATTATACTTTAAAGCTAGCTGAAAATGCTGCTATTGGTTCTACCTTAACAGGTACTCCTTCATTTTTAGTACAAGACACAGTTGATTTTTCTTTTTCTAGTTCATTTGATCCTACAGTTGTAAATGTTTATCAGATTACTAATAATCAACCTAGTAAGTATCTTTTAACTAAGACTAGAAAAGCTATCTCAGCTACCATCAACACTGCTACATTTACTTTTGGTTCACCCCAACAGTTCCCAACAGTAGAAATAAATGATGCTAACATTATTAAAGTGTTAGATATTACTGATAGTCAAGGTAATATTTGGTATGAGGTTGATTACTTAGGTCAAGAGACAGTTTATGAGTCTCTACAAAATACTAATACAAACGACCCTAACTTTTCAGCTGATCAGTCTCAAGTACCTTATTTACTTCAATTAAAAACTGTACCTAGAAGATTTGTAACCCGTTTTAAAGATTCGGATACTCTACAACTTCAATTTGGTGCTGGTACTGTAGCAGATTTTGATGAGCTAGTTACTCCTAATCCAGACAATGTAGGTATAGGTTTACCTTATGGTCAAGATAAACTTAATGTAGCTTACTCTCCTAACAACTTCATGTTCACAGATAGCTACGGGATAGCTCCGTCTAATATCACTTTAACAGTAAGATATTTAACAGGTGGTGGCGTTGGTGCAAATGTACAAGTAGGCGCTTTAAACACGTTATCTAACGGTAACCTAAATTTCTTACAATCAAATCTAAACGCAGTTACTGCTCAAGATATTTTTAATTCATTCGCAGTTGATAACTTAGTTGCTGCTTCTGGAGGTGGAGATGGAGACTCAATTGAAGAAATAAGACAAAACTCTATGGCTCAATTTAGTTCACAACTTAGAACTGTAACCCAAGATGACTATTTAGTTAGAGCTTTAAGTTTACCTTCTGAGTATGGTCAAATAGCTAAAGTTTATACTACTCCTCAAAAAGCTAGTGAAATAACAGCTACTGAAAAAATTACCTCATTAGATTTATATGCCTTAGCATATAATAATCAAAAACAATTAGAGGTGCCCTCATTAGCCCTTAAAAATAACCTTAAAACTTACTTATCTCAATATCGTATGATAAATGATACTGTAAGTATTAAGAATGGTTTTATAATCAATATTGGGGCTAATTTTGATATAATTGTACTTCCTAACTTTAACTCAAATGAAGTTATAGCAGCTTGTATAATAGCTTTACAAGCCTACTTCAATATAGATAATTGGCAGTTTAACCAACCTATTATTTTAAGAGATTTATATAATATTTTAGACAGAATACCAGGTGTCCAAACTGTTAAAAACATTGAAATAGTAAATAAAGCAGGTACTAACCTAGGCTATTCTCAATTCGGATATGATGTACAAGGTGCTACAATTAATAATATAATTTATCCTTCAATTGATCCTTCAATCTTTGAAGTAAAATATCCAAATAATGATATAATTGGTCGTGTAGTAACTTTTTAAAGGGTATATTTATAAATAAACCATGGGACTACTAGACAAATTAATTAATGGTGATTCTAACATATCCATTAAAGGGTTAGACCCTATTAATGCAGTCCAAATCCCATTAGATAAAACATTCAATCGTACTAACTTAGATATGGAAAATCCCCTACCTTCAGGGGGTCCTATAACTACTGGATTGTCTTATACTGCAACTATTGGACAAGAACAAATATTTTTCCCGGGTCAAACTTTTACCTCTAAAAATACTTACATTGATTATGTAAACTCTAGAGGATTATCACCTGCTGGCTCTTTACCTAGAGTAGTAGGAAGACCAAGTGAAGGAGCTATTGGTGGATCTGGTAGACGAGGAGGTTAAAATAAAAAGAAATGGCAGTATATAAGATATTCCCCACCCAAGATGCTACTCTATACTCGGCTTACCCTAGTATGAATACTGGTATTGACGAGATAATAGAGGCTACTACTAACTTTAAAACTGGGAGTTTACAGATAAATGGGGATTTACCTCAAGTTTCTAGATTCCTAATTCAGTTTGACCCAAGTGATTTAAATTATGTTTCCTCTAGTTTAATTGGCACCTCTAGTTGGAATGCTAATTTAAAAGTATTTGTAGCTAATGTTGAAGGTATTGAAACAGATACTGTAGTTCTAACCAATGCTGTATCACAGTCTTGGAATATGGGTACAGGAAAATTCTTAAGTGATCCTGAAATTACAAATGGTGTTTCTTGGATTTGGACTAATGAATCAGGTAGTACTAAATGGTTAACTTCTAGCTTTGCCTCAGGTTCTACAGGCTCTTATAGCCCTATTAACACCCCAGGTGGAGGTGTTTGGTGGACTGGTAGCCAAGCTAGTCAGACTTTCTCTTATAGATCAGATCTTGATTTAAATTTTGGAGTTAAAGGAATTGTAGAAAAATGGAATAGTGGTTCTTGGAATAATTATGGATTTATTGTTAGGCAAGACCCTTCACAAGAATTTATAGCTTTACCTAATAACCAAATTACTCTAAAGTATTTCTCAGTTGATACTCATACTATTTATCCTCCTTGCTTAGAATTTAAATGGAATGACTTTAAATTGCGAACTGGGTCTTTATCAGTAATTACTGGGTCTAATATATATGTTTCTTTAGATAATAATCCTGGTTATTTCTATAGTGAGAGTGTTCAGAGATTTAGAATAAATGCTAGACCTCAGTTCCCAGCTCGTTCATTCCAAACATCTTCTATTTATATTACTCAATATTATTTACCTGAAGGATCTTTATATGCTGTTAAGGACTTAGATACTAATGAGTATGTAGTTGATTTTGATTCAAATTACACTAAAATTAGTGTTGATCCTTCTGGGAGTTATTTTGATCTTTATATGAACGGCTTGGAGCCCGAAAGATACTACACTATATTAATCCAAACTACCTCAGGTGGCTCAACAATAGTTTTAAATAATAATTACTCATTTAAAGTAATAAATGGCTGAAAAAATTAACTTAAATAAGAATGTCTTTAATAAACAAGACTTTTTTAATACAGTGGATGTCTCATTCACTCAATTAGTTATCCCTACAGCCTCAATAGCCCCAACATTTACAGTAGACGATTTTTTTGTACAATACGAGAATCTATTTTTTCAAATCCCAAAAGAAGGAGATATTAACTCACATCAATACTTAGTAGAACGAAGTGGCGCTTATATTGAGTTCAATAGAGTAAATGAAGAAATTCAAGCTTTATTAGAAGAAATAACTCAATTAAGACAAGAAAATTTAGAATTAAATCAAGCTATAGCAGATATTTCTAGATAATGCAACAACCTGTTATTACATCAATCAACCCAGATATATTCTCAGTCCAGGATTATACATTCGAGGACTTCACTATTGTCCCTAATTTTGAAGTAACCTCATCTTTTATAACTTCAACAGATTATGTAGAATATTTTATCTATGATGGTAATAATACTTTATTAACAGGTAGTAGATTAGTTGATTATACTTTCACAGATGACCCTGGTATTATAGTATCTGGTGGTTACGCCACTATGGATATTGATCCTTCAGCTACTCTAATAGCTAATAGATATGATGTAGGTGTTTACAATATTGTTTATAATTTCTTTCAAAATGAATTAGGTAGTAATCCTACTGCTTCTTTCTTTATTAAAGATATTTCTTCTGATAGAACTGAATTAAGACTTTCTAGCAATGCTATTTCTGGTTCAACTATTTTAGAAACATATCCTGAATTTAATGCTCAATTAGCTAGTTCAAGTTATTTTGATGGCTTCTATCTTAATTTTGGAGATAATAAGATTGTAATAGCAGTTAATTCACAATTAGAAGGAACTGATGTCCTTATTAAATTATATGAGGCTTTACCTGAGCAATTTGTATTAAAATCTACATGTTGGGTTGTTACTAAAGTAGCTGATCCTATAGCATATAATGTGTCTTTTCTTTCAGAAATGACACCAATTGCTAATGATGTTGTTTACTTACAAGGACCTAATACTAATCTACAGATTAAGGATGAGATAAATAACTCAACGGATTTTAAATCATATACTGATTTAGTGGGTACTACTTTAACAAGTTCATTCCAACAAGTACAATCTTTATTAGAAGAAAAAGGTATAGATATTAACATTGAGTATGCTTCAGGCTCTACAATGTTATGGGAAAATTTTATACAATTTAGCTCTGCTGAACAACGCGTTAAGAATTTTTATCAGAAATTAAGTTTAATTCAAGGTTTTCAAGACGATTTAAATGAGTATATTTTCTCAATTACAGGTTCTACCTCATCCTCATATTATACTTCAGCATCACAAGATGTTACTCAAAAGAAAATAAATAATTTAATCAGAAATTTTGATGATTTTGAATATTATCTATACTATACTTCAGGTGGAGCTGCTTACCCTAAAACTAATTCACAACCACCATTTGTTTTAGCTAATACTGGTAGTGTTACTGGTTTAACTTGGTTAACAACCTATACAGGTTCAGGTGGTAGGTTTGATAATGAAAACCAAAATAATCTTATCTATACTATTCCAGAATATATAAGAAATGATTCAACAAATGAGCCATATATCTTATTTATAGAGATGATGGGTCAGAATTATGATAATATTTGGATCTATCTAAAAGATGTTACTAATAAGTTTGATGCTGATAATCGTATTAACTTTGGTATTTCTAAAGATTTGGTTGCTCAAGCTATTAGAGATTTTGGTTTAAAGATTTACCAAAACAACTTTTCACAAGATAGTTTATATACAGCCTTCCTAGGTATAGATCCCTCAGGTAGTTTAATTACAAATACTTTACCGGGGACTACCGGTACTTTACCGGTTCCAACTGGCAGTGGTTTAGATTATGTTACCTCGTATATAACTGCCTCTAATAAGCTTATACCACAAGATGATACAAATAAAATGCTATATAAGCGTTTGTATCATAACATACCTTACTTACTTAAGAAAAAAGGTACACCTCAAGCTATCCGTGCCCTTATCTCTTCATATGGTATCCCAAGTACTGAGTTAAGAATAAGTGAATTTGGTGGTAAAGATAGAGATAATTTTAATGATTGGGATTATTGGTATCAGAGATTTAACTATGCTTTAACTTCCTCAGGTAATAACTATGTTTCTTCATCTTGGGCTCTTAATTCAACTTGGGGGGCCCCAGATAATGTTCCTGCTACTTTAGAGTTTAGATTTAAAACAAACGGTTTACCCACCTCCAGTATTCCATTCTCTCAAAGTTTATGGTCTTTAAATAGTGGAGGAGGGACATCAGCAATCACTTTAAAATATACAGGTTCAGCTTATACTACAGGTTC